AAAGATGGTCGAGCGCACGCCTGAGCGGAAACTCTCGTGCCCTCATTGTAAGACTACTTCCATCACGCGACATCCTAATCAGCAGTATTGTTCCGACGCCTGCGCGGAAGCTGTGCCGAACGCTATCTGTGAGATTTGCGGCCTTGCGTTCCGGAGTAAGCCGCACAGCACAAAGAGAGTGCGGACCTGTTCATATCGTTGCGGTTGGGCGCTCCGTCGAAAGAACGCCAGTCTACAACCTGACGGTTGCTGACGCGCATCTGTTCTACGCGAACGGCGTGCTATCTTCTAATACGGAGTCGGAAGACCACGCGGCTGACTCGTTACGCTATGCGCTAATGTCACGTCCTTACGTTCGCGATATGGAAAGGCCGAAGCCGCGCGACAGTTGGGACGCGGCGTTCAATCGTGACGATAACGAAGTGCGGGACTGGAGGGTGGCTTGATCGACTACGGCACAATCACCGCCGACGAGTTCCAGGCGATCTTGGATGCGTGGGCACAATCTGTGGTCGATGGGGAGTGGGTGACAATGACCGATATTCGCACGCTGGACGAGCGGCCCTCCGTCACCATCGTCGGCGCGAAGTGGCGCTACGTGATTACTGACGTGGGAGATGGCCTGGTCGGGATAGATTGTGATGGCGAAGGCGGCCACTTCAGCGCCGTCGAGTTTGCCGAAATGATCGGCCGGTTTGTGAGCGAGAGGCTGTGATGACACACTACTTCCTCGAAATGTCCGGCGCGGAGTTCCAGCGTTCGGTGCGCGACGATCCCGACAAGTGGGCCGACGCGGCGATGGTGGCGGCCGAGGACATGGGCTACAAAATCGATCGCGACTGGCTGCGTTCGCTGCTCGCCGATGCCATGGCGGCCGCCCGCGAGGGGTCGATCCGCGAAGTGATCCGGCCGTCAACCTGATGTCCCAGGCCCTCTACCCCGACCCGCCAAACGCGTCGGAGGATGTGACCGTGCTTTCGGTCAAGCGGGCGATCGAGGCGCAACTCGACGCACTCCTGCGCGCCGACCTGTTCTCGCTGCCGGCGCCAGACCGGAAGCTTGTCCAGCGAGCCCATACTCTGGTCGACTGCCTACTGACGTTTTTGGACGGGGCCGTCACGTCGGATGCGTTGGCCGTGATGGAGTTCCAGCGCCTGATGGAGATTACGATGCGGGGTGTGGTGAGGCAGCAAGGGCGTGAGAACCTCGCGGCGTATTTGCGAAAACTCGCCGGTGAAGTGGAACGATCCGACGCCGAGAACGCCAAGGCAGCGCGGCGCGTCAAGGGCAGCGGATAATGTCGCAATCCCTCTATCCCGACCCGCCGACAGACCCGGAGGCCGCCGAGGCATCCCGGCCGAAGGGTGGCCCTGGCATCGCGTCCGACCGCTACCCGCGCAATCTTGATGACCTGCACGCGAAACAGGTCAAATGGTTCGAGGACTGCGAGACCGCGACCGCCGATGGTCGGCGGATGTCGCAACGGGACCGTGACTACAAGGATGGGTACCAGTGGAGTTCGGCTGAGAAGGAAGCACTGAAGGCGCGCGGTCAACCGGAAATCACGATCAATAAGATCGCCGATAAAGTCGAACTGATGTGTGGCCTCGAGCGCAAGTCGCGCACTGATCCCAAGGCGTTCGCGCGCAACCCAACCGACGAGGACAAGGCCAATGCCGCGACACAGGGGCTTCGTTACATTTCCGACGATAATAATTTCCCCCTGATCCGATCGGACGTTTACGAAAGCCTGATGGTCGAGGGCGCCGGCGGCGCCGATCTGGCGTTGGAGGACGACGGGCAGGGTGGTGCGAACATAACCATAACTCAGGTGCCGTTCGATCGCCTGTTCTGGGACCCGCACTCGCGCCGACTGGACTTTGGCGATGCGCGCTACAAAGGCATTGTCATCTGGCTGGATCGCGATCAGGTGTACGAGATGTGGCCCGACGCGGAAGACCTGATCAGCGACACATTCGCGACGCAGACCGGCAGCTACACCGACCGGCCGCATGATATCGTCTGGTGCGACAGTAAGCGCGAGCGCGTCCGCATCGTGCAGATGCACTGGCAGGAGAAGAATGAATGGTGGGTCTCCACGCTGACCCGTGTCGGCTTCCTGGCCGAACCGATGAAGTCGCCATTCCGGGGGAACAAGGGCAAATCAACCTCCGGCCTCATCATGGCGTCCGCGCACGTCGATCGGGAAAACAATCGTTACGGCATGGTCCGCAATCTCATTTCCGTGCAAGACGAAATCAATAAACGACGCAGCAAGGCGCTGCACCTTCTGAGCGTGAGGCAGGTCATCGCGGAAGATGGCGCGGTCGCGGATATCGACAAGGCGCGGCGGGAGGTGGCGAAGCCGGACGGGTACATCTCCATCAACCCTGGCATGAAGTTCGATATACAGGAGGGCGGGGAACTCGCCCAGGGCCAGTTCAAATTGCTGGAACACGCGACGGCGGAAATGCAGGCGTCGGGGCCGAACGCGGCGATGAGCGGCACCGATCCGCGGGAGTTGTCGGGCCGGGCCATTCTGGCGCAACAGGCGGGCGGCGCCGCGACCCACGAGCCGATCGCCGATACGCTGCGGATGTGGTCGCGGACGGTCTACGAGGTCGCCTGGATGGCCGCGCGTCAGTATTGGACGGCAGGCCGTTTCGTGCATGTGACGGACGATCTTGGCTCGACGAAATACGTCGGCATCAATCAGCCGGTGCGGCTCATGGACGAGCTGGCGGCGATGCCGGAGCAGCAGCGCGCTCAGGCGATGCAACAAAAGCAGATCGTGCCCGGTGATCCCCGGCTCGAACAGGTGATACGGATCGACAACGATATCTCAGACATGGACATCGATATCACGATCGAAGAGGGCATTGACGTTCCATCGATCCAGGCCGAGCAATTCCAGGTGTTGATCCAGTTGGCCGGCACGCAGCCGGGTCTGATCCCGCCGGAGATATTGATCGCGTCGAGCAACCTGCGAAACAAGGACGAACTGTTGGAGATGCTGAAAGAGCACCAGCAGGCGGCGGCACAACAGCAGCAGGTCCAACAGAAGATGGTGGCGGACAAGGCGCAGGCGGACATCACGGCGCAGCAGGGCAAGGCGGCGGCTGACTTCGCGTTGGCCAAGGAGCGGCAACACGCGACGGTGCATCACATCGCCGACGTGCATGGCATGTTCAACGACATGAACGCGCCGCCGGACCCGCCGTCAGATCCGGGGACCGTGGTGCCGCCGGAGGTGCAGGCGATGATGGACGGGGCGAACCTACGGGGCATGCACGCGAAGGCGGCGGTCGATGAGGCGCGCGCTAACGATCTGCGGCACAGCGCGGTGCAGCGGATCAACGACGTGATGGTGGCGAGACAGAACGCGCTCGCGCCGCCGGAGCAGCCGGGGACAGCATGAACAGACTAAAGGTAGAGAGCGCGCCGCCGAGAGAACCAATCCTGGACAACCGAACGTCCCGCGAACGGCTTACGAGCTTCAATGAGGTCCGGGTCTCGCGACCCGGAAGGGGTCATCGCCGGCGGCGCGGCCGAAGTATACCTGAGAACAGGAGGCGTGGGAACTAAATGTCTGAGACAACCCAACTTGACGCCTTCCTGTCCGGCGGCAATCCGCCCGAGGTTGCTGACACGCCCGCGCCGCAAGAGTCCAAGGCGTCAGAGTCCACGCCGGCCAAGGAGACCACTGCTACTCCGGACAAACCGACGCCCGCCAGGGGCGCGCCGGAGCCCGACGACGACACCGAACCAGGGGACCCTGGTCCGAACGAGGCGATTGTCCCGCGCACCGCTTATGAAAAAGAGCGCCAGCGGCGGCAGAACTGGGTCGAGCGGGCGAGCCGCGCCGAGGCCGAGCGGGACGCGCTGGCGAAGCAGCTGGAGGACGCGAAGAAAGGCCCGCCACCGCCGCCGCCACAGCCGCTGCCGCCGATCGACCCGGCGACGGACCCGGAGGGCTACACGCGCCGGATGCGGGGCGTGGTGCTGAACGAGCGCCTGAACACGTCCGAGATGATGGCGCTCGATAAGCACGGGAAGGAAAAGATCGACGCTGAGACCGAGTACTTCAAAAAGCGTGGCGAGGCCGATCCGCGATTGTGGGCCGAACTGTATTCGCAGCCGCACCCCTACCAGTGGATGATCGACAACAACGCCACGGCGCGGTTGCACGAGGAAATCGGCACCGACCCGGCGGCGTATGAACAAAAACTTCGGGCCAAATGGGAGGCCGAACGCGGCGCCGACCTGCCGCCGGTCTCGCCGGTCGCCGGGATGCCGCCGAGCCTCGCGAATGCGCGGAGCAGCGCGCCACGCGGGATGAATGGGTTCGCAGGTCCACCTTCGATGGATGATATCCTTCGCAGATCGGAACGGAAGCGGTGAGCCTCCTGACGCCGCGCCCTGGCTTCAATTGGCAAGCGGTCTCGTGGGCAGGCCCTGACGAACCGGCCGCCGAGGAATGCAGCTATTGCGACGCGCCAATTCCGGATGACAGCGTGCCGTTGATCCTGTGGAACAACGCGAGTTGGTGCGCGCGGTTCTGCGAAGCCTGTCAGGAACGCTGGTGGGGAATGACCAGGCTGGAGTCGCTCGATGACGATGACGGCGACTCATGACCGACCTCGCCATCATGACAGCCATCCTCTACGCCGCCCGCCTGCAACGTCGGCTGCCTGAGTCAGAATGGGAAAGACGTAGGGCCATCGATGACGCGTGCTGCGAGGCCCACGCCATCCTTGATGCATTGACCGAGAATGAAGCCGCGTCCAAAGTGGTTCCGCCAGAGCAACCGCCGCCGTCGCCGGGCAACAACACGGGCGTATTGGCGGAAGCGAAGGCAACCCGTCGCCGGGGTTGATACGGGCGCTGGGCACCGCTGGCCCTTAAGCAGCGCGACCCCGTCGCCGGGGGACTGATCGGGCGTTGAGCCGTCGCCGGGCTTTATCCGGGCGTCCGTTCACGTCCCCATCAATAGAACCGAGCGATAGGAATACAGTCTTGGCAGACATGAATGTCACCCCGGCACGGGCTGGCTTAACGCCGCTCATATGGGACAGCGATTTCTTCACCGAGTACGTCCGCAAGAACCAGTTCGCCCGCTACATGGGCACGACCATGGGCGCGATGATCCAGGTCCGTGAGGATCTGACCCGCAAGGCCGGCGACACCGTGGTGTTCCCGACCGTCCGGCGCCTGGTCGGCGCGGGCGTCTCGGGCAATACCGTCCTGGAGGGCAATGAGGAGATCCTCAACGCCCGCTCGCTGAACCTGGTCGTGTCCGCGTTCCGGCACGCCGTCGCCGTCTCGGACTGGGACGAGCAGAAGAGCGTCATCGATCTGCGGGAAGCAGCCCGCGAGGCTCTCATGGTGTGGGAGCTGGAGAAGATGCGGAATGATATCATCACGTCGCTGGAGGCGATCACCGCCGATGGCAACGTGCAGGTATCCTACGCCGCCGCCACCGCCGGCCAGCGCAACACCTGGATGGTCAACAACGCCGACCGGGTGCTGTTCGGCAACTCCAAGGCGAACGCCGTCTCTGGTGTCATGGCGACCGCGTTGGCGACCATCGTGGCCGCGACCGGCAAGCTGACCGCCGCCACCATAACGCTGGCCAAGCGCATCGCCCGCACCGCCTCCCCGCGCATCCGGCCTGTTTCCGTCAATGACGACGAGGAATGGTTCGTGATGTTCGTGCCTTCGTTGCCATTCCGTGACCTGATGACCGATCCCGTCATCATCAACGCGATGCAATACGCATGGGATCGTGGCCGCGATAATCCGCTCTTCACGGCCGGCGATATTATGTACAATGGCGTAATAATTCGGGAGGTGCCGGAAATGCCGGTCATCGCCGGAGCAGGCGGCGGCGGCATCGATGTCGCCATGTCGGCGCTGTGCGGCGCGCAGGCTTTGGGCGTTGCGTGGGCGCAACGGATGAAAAGCACAACGAATACAAGGGACTATGGCTACATGTCGGGCGTTGGGATTCAGGAAATGAGGGGTATTGCCAAGCTGCGCTGGGGAACTGATCCTACCGTAGACACAACGAAGCCAGTCGATGCAGGAATTGTGTCCGTATTTAGCTCGGCCGTGGCCGATGCTTGAACGTAACGGAAAAGTGGTGGCTTATGCTTAACATTCAGTGCTACACTGAAGCGAAGCCGTGGAATGTTATCAGCATTCCACGGGCTTCTGACCACAACGAGCAGGATGAGTGCCCGATCATGGCTATTGAATACGTGCCCTACGAGGGGCCG